CCGTTAACGCATTACGGGTCCGCTCCCTCAAGCGCAAGCAGTCTGGCAAGGAACGCCGCGCATCCTTCATTGTTCCTCTCAATATACGGAATCACGACTGCACCATTCACGCCGTAAAGCGCATAGTCCATGCCACACGCCACAGCGCATTTCCGTATAATATCCTCCAAGGTATTGTTCCGGAAGCTGGCATATCCTTTGTTCCTTGCCTTACACGGCAGAGACGTTGCGAAAATCCGATACTTTCCTTCTTTCGGAATGACCGTGTTCACATACATGATCCCGCTGTCATAGCCGTTGTGATATACGGAAATCATATCGTCCTCTGCCGGCGCCCATTTATCCCAGCCGGCCGCGTTTTCAAATTCAATATCCAGACTATCGCACCGTTCGCCTGCCGTATCGCGGACGGTACACGCCCTGACAGTGACGTAATTCGTAATATCAGTACCCTGATAGTAAATATTCAAGACGTGCGCCCTCCTTCCGTAAAACTATTTCTGACTTCTCCGCTCAAGCACCTTTGCGATAGACCGGTACACCCTTGCGAACTGTATCATTTTCAAATTCAATAAATCCGTTATCGACGTGTGCATGACCATTCCCGCCTCGATTATTTTTTCGAGATACGCATCCTGCCCGCCCGCGTCGAAGCGGTGAAAAAAAGTGTCGCAAGCTGTACTCCTTCAAGCGCATCTGTTGCCCCGATCCGCTCGATGATATCCCGCATGTCCAGTCTATCAGACTGCTTTGCCGCGGCTTTTGCGAAAAGTGCAAGACCCTGGCGATAAGTGATTTTGTATATCTGCTGTGCGTTTATGTCGGAATCCATAGCGTCCGTATAATCCAGACCGGTCAGTGCCGTAAAGTCATAGACAAGTTCCGTGATTTCTTCTTCTCCGGACATGATCGGCGTCTCAAGCTGCAAACGGCCTTTGCCCTCACTGATGACCTCATTGGCTTCCTTGTTTTTCTGTCTTATCTCTTCTGTTTTGCGCTTAAATTCCGCTACAATTTCTTCTCTTTTCTTTTTGTTTTCCTCTGCGGTTTTAATATTCTCTTCCATGAGATTACGCCCTTTCAAGCAATAAATTAGGCGGGATTGACTTTCGCCCTCCCGCCTTTTCTGATCGTTAATATATTTGGATTATTTCAGAAGCTTCTGAACGTCGTCCGTATAAGATGTGCCGTTGTATTTGATGATGCCGGCAGTGGCGTCAACGACCATTACGACTTCACCGTTGATCTCTTCCTCATAGCGGAGCAGAGAATACTTATCAGTGCTACCATAAGGAGATCCGGTTTCGATATCGCCTTTCTGCGTCTCTACATGTACGCCGGTAAGACGATACTTGACGGATTCATGCTCGATGATGCCTTTGGATACGCTGTAACGCTGACGTACAGTACGGAACTCCTGAGTGTGCTTTCCGGGAACAGCCAGTTTTTTGCTGTTGGTGCCGTTGTTATGATAGATCGAATAATCAGCCGCATCAAAGTGCGTCGTATTCGGCATATCAACGTCCATAGCCATTCCGGAAGCATTGATCGTTGTCGTAGGATGCGAAAACGTAGGCAGACCAACTTTGGTCACGTCCTCAATGGTACTCTTTCCGTCGATTAAACGATGATCTTCGACGTTCACATATACTTTGCTTGCCATATAATCATCCCTCCTTACGCTGCGGCTTCAAACCAGGTGATGAAGCCTTCATCGGTCCAACTAACAACCGCTGTAAGAGACTTAGCAAGCGGCGTGGTAGTAACGTTGAAAGCAAAGGACCAGTCGCCTTTTACGATATCAGCGGTGGTCATCTGCTCCGCGTTTACGGTAACAAGACCATAAGTCAGGGCGCCAATATTGACCAGTGCGTCAAGCCTTGTCTGCTCCTCAGATACGATCTGCAGGATATCGTTCATGGTAGTAGGTTTGTCAACGTCAAGTGCGCGTCTCTGCTGGAAGTCGTTGCTGATATAGAACAGCATCATCTTGTTCGTTTCGGAAACGTTGATGTAATCCGCGTCTTCTTCCGTGTAGTCTGCACTGTGAGCGCCCCAGATCGCCCATCTGCCGGCAACGTATGTCGCGCTGGCAATGCCGTTCTTGTTCAGCTTCTCGTTGATGATCTTGTCATCGAATACACGGCCGACATTGCTCTCTCCGAGATACAGATTCTGGATGAAATCACACTCAGTATTGGACGCAGTCCTGTACGGAATACCTTCCTGATCGACCAGCAGTTCCTGGAAGTTCGCCGCGGCCAGAACAGAGATATGGTATTTCTTTCCGTCAGTGCCTTCTGCCATCGGGAAATACACAGTTTCATTATCGTGATTGTAGCCGTGTGCAGCCTTAAACGTCGCAACGTTGTCAAGCGTAACCGCAGTGCTGTCATAAGTCAGCGGAATATCTACGAACATGTAGGCATCCCAATGTCCGTTGATCTTCTTCGATACCTGATACATCGCGTTATGTACGTCAGGATCGCTGGAGAAGCCGGGAGCCGCCAGATAAGCTGGTACAAGACCGGTAAGCTGATAGACATTGTTGATGACATACAGGCCGGTATTCAGACCGGCGCCATCAGTGGTTCCGATAACGTCTGCGCTTGTTACGCCAGACGGTTTGATCGTATCATACTCAACAGAAAGAGCAGCAGTGCCAAGTGCGCCGGCAGTCAGTTCCGTAACAGTGATGATCTCTTTGTCCATGTTATAGGAAACAGTATAATCAGTGCCGCGGACCTTTGTAACGGGCGTATCATCAGTTGTCTTAATAACGATGGAACTGTTGATAACACTTCCGGCGCTTGCGATCGTAAACGCACCATTTACCGGCGTCTTCTCAACAGTCGTCTTTGTAGCATTCTTATGCGCCGCCTTTGTCGGATCAAGAACGTTGATGAAAACAAGCGGTGCAGTTCCCTTGCGCATCAGATGAACGTTCATTGCTTCGCAAAGGGTGTAATTGGTCCAGTCATCGGAATAACCAAGATATTTTCTGGCTTCCGCGATGTTGTTGACCAGTACAGGCGTGTTTACATAGTTTGCGCCGTTCTCAATCGTGTGTACCGGAGCTGTGCCGATATAGACGATGGGCGCGGGGCCGTCAACAGAAACCCTGTTCTCTACAGGATTAATCTGGCCGTATGCGCCGTGGAGATACTCAGCCATAATTTGTAATCCTCCTTACATTACAGTAGATATTTGTTGGTTGATGGATTAACGCCCTGATCGGCATAGCCGTTAAAGGATACGTTTACAAATCCATAGTAGATCGGTCGCCTGTCCACGACGTAATTCTGGTCGGTAAGCAGGCTGTAAGTAATAGTGTCTTCCTCGACGGACAGATCAGTGTCGGGAATCATTTTGTCGCGGAGCAGGCACTCTTTGCAATCATCCATCCATTCCAGGAGTGTCAGCAGGCCCTGTTCCGTACCTTCCATGATCAGAGACATGTCAAGTCCTTTACCTTTGTCGCCTACACTGTCGATAAATCCGGGAAGTCTTACGCCCGGTTCATATACGGAAAACAGGATTGTCACCGCTAAGTGCGATCCCATTTCCTGCGGTCTGTGTATGTTGTTATAGCGGTCGAATCGTTTTTCTTCCGTGTACTTCGCGTATGCCTGTGACGGCATAATAAGTATGCCCGGCACCACATTGTACGGATCCTCGCGGAGCATTCCGGTTGAATCCATTCGTGACGGCGCCCATCCAAGATAGCATCGCGGTTCCTGTCTCACAATTTCCGCAATATTCATATTAGGCGCGGGAGCTTTCATGATTCGTCCGTCGCATAGATTTTTTTGCGTCCAGGCTTTTAACCCTTTTAATCTTTCACCGGTCCTCATGTCTTAAAACTCCCTTGGGTCAATTGCCGTGAGATAGATACCAAGCACGCCCATGTTATGAACGACATGCAGTACCTTCATAGGCTTCTGGTCGAACATGACATGCGTATTCGGTTCCGGTTCCTCTCCGCCGGGAAAATCCTCAAGCGGCGTATGGATTAACAGGTTCCGCGTGTTGTTATCCCACGATATATCATTGACATTGTTGTTTTTGCGTTTCAGAGCTTCTTCTTCATCCGGAACGCATGTTATCTCAAAACCATTCCAGTAATGAGTTTCCGCGAAATGATCCATCCGCATAAATGTTCTGTGAATGTCATTCCCGACACGATCTTTTAAGGACAAGTTCAATCACCCTTTCCGGATTTCTTCGCCCTCGTTTTCTTCTCAGGCTTTACGGGTTCGGTTTTGGCAACTGTCTTTTTCGGAACAATAACAGCTTTGCCCTGCTCTACAAGCCGGTTCGCATAGCTGTCGTTGAACTCCTCAATCTTGCCCGTTTCAAGCAGTTTCACTCTCATTTCGCTTTTCTCCTTCCTCTGGTTTTCTTCGGTTTCTCAGTCTGCACAACGCCGTCCATCACGTCGATAAAAGGCAGTTCTTCTTCGACTTCTTCCGGAGCGGCTTCTCTTGCCGGTTCCTGCACGACCAATGTTTTCGCCGGCTTCGGTGCTTCCTTCGATACCGCAGGAGCAACCTCTTCGATTGCTCCCGCTTTATTTAGCCAGATTACTTCTTCAGGAGAAAGATCGTCCGGGATGCACTCGCCAGGTTCATACGTTTTGCCCTTATAGCGGACATAGCATTTAGCCTTGTACATCCGATCCTCCTTTACAGAACTGTCGCAACAGCCCAGCCGTCAACGTTCTCCGGAACAACTGTCGGGCAGGAAGTC